TGATGAAGAAGTCTGGGAAATATCTGTGCCATTTATTATCAACGGGGGATTTATAGGGAATTGCTAGTTCTTCACTTCCCCACTCTAAAATATTATCATTAGTATCACAGTAAACCATGAACTTACGTTCCCATAAACTGCGATAAATAATGTTACGATAGTCTCCTTTATATTTTTTGATATTGGTAGGTTTATATCTGCCACTGTACGACATGATATTGATAGCAATTCCCAGAGGTATTTATTGTGGCATTCAATAGAGATAATTTAAAACCAAGAACTACAGATGACTTTATTTCTAATTTTAGTCGTGTAGCTCAGACTTCTCATTATAAAGTTGAATTCAGAGGAATTGAAAGACTGACCTCTTTATCGTCTTATTTGAGATCTAGAGATATTTCAAATCAATTTATCAGTAGAGAATTGGGTGAATACTGTCGATCCGCAGTGATTCCTGGTACAAGTCTTGCATCTCACTCTGCAGGTGATCAGTTTCCAGGTGTTACTGAGAAATTTGCTTATAGAAGAATATTTCCAAACGTAACAATGAGATTTTACGTTGATTATGAGTACAAAGTTCAGAAATTTTTTGAACTTTGGCAGGAATATATTTTAAGTGGATCAAACAGTGCCGATGGTGTTGACTTTGATCAAAAAAACTACTATTACAGAGTCAAGTATCCAGATCAATATAAGTGTGAAAGGATAAGAATCGTCAAATACGATAGAGATCACAAAGAGGGAATTGAGTATAATTTATTAGGTGCTTATCCTCTGGACATCACTTCAACTCAAGTCTCTTATGACCAGTCTAGAGTTTTAGAAGTAGATGTTCGATTTGAATATGACAGATACATCTTTGGTGCAATGGATAGTTACTCAAAGTCATTGAAACAAGCATTCAATGAAAGAGGAGATTTTATCACTTTTAAACCTGCTGCTACTAGTAGTGATGGGACAAATACTCTAGGTGGCACATCAGGAACTTCTTCACAATAACTGTAATAAATACAAAATAAGACTTTGAGTTTGTTATGTCACTGCCAAAGATTAATGCTCCTACTTATGAGTTAACTCTGCCATCATCTGATAGGAAAGTTAAATATAGACCATTCTTGGTTAAAGAAGAAAAACTTCTTATTATTGCAATGGAGAGTGAAAATCTTGGAGAAATTGCTACAGCAGTTAAACAGGTAATTTCTAATTGTATTTTGACAAGGGGTATCAAAGTAGAGAAGTTATCTACGTTTGATATTGAATATCTGTTCCTCAACATTCGTGGTAAGTCTGTTGGAGAATCTGTAGATGTTCTTTTAACTTGTCCTGACGATGGTGAAACTCAGGTTCCTGTTACTATTGCATTGAGTGATATTCAGGTACAGAGAGACCCAGATCATCAGAATACTATTAAGTTGGATGAAGAATATTTCCTTAAAATGAGATATCCTTCTCTAAATGAATTCGTCAAGAGCAACTTTGTTGAGGGTGAAGCAGAAATTGATCAATCCTTTGACATGATTGCTAACTGTGTTGATCAAATCTACACCGAAGAAGAATCTTGGGCTGCTAGTGATCACACTCATGAGGAATTGGTTGAGTTTATTGAGAATCTTGGTTCTACTCAGTTTCAATCTATTGAAAAGTTTTTTACTACAATGCCAAAACTTACTCACACTGTGAAGGTTAGAAATCCAAACACTGGTGTTGAAAGTGAAGTTGTTCTTGAAGGGTTAGCAAGTTTTTTCAGTTAGGTATGGCTCATGAAAACCTTGAGTCATACTATAAAATCAATTTTGCCTTGATACAGCACCATAAATACTCTTTGACGGAGCTTGAAGATATGATCCCTTGGGAGAGGGAGATTTACATTACGTTGCTTCAACAATATCTTGAAGATGAAAAGTTAAAACAACAGCAAGCTAACGGCGCAGCATAATGGCAATTACGGCAAGTTCTTTTAGACGAGGCACATCTGGTGGAGCAGCATCGTTTAGAGGAATGCGCCGTTTCTCTCCAAAAGATACATCCAATCTTTTGAAAACTGTAGACGCAATTAATAAAAATTTAGTAGCAATTAATAGACTGCTGCAGCAACAGACTGTACTTGCCCAAAAAACTCAACTGCAACAGCAAAGACAGAAAAGAATTGAACGAGAGAATATCGCAAAACAGAGTGCAGAAAGTGCAATAGAAACAACGAAAGCATCTGCCAAAAATATTATGCGTGGACTTAAGTCTGCTGCTAAAAATATTACAGGTAAAATCAATAATTTCTTAAAACCATTCATTACATTCTTTGCTATAACTTTTGTCGGATGGTTCTCCAAGGGGGTTATGGCATGGTTTAGTCAAGAGAAAGATAAAAAACAAAAGCAACTCAAAGAGTGGGTTCCTAAAATTCTTAAGACACTGGCGATTGTTGGTGGAGTCATTGCTGCTTTACAATTTGGTCTGCCATTATTACTTAGTGCGTTGGGAACATTAATTGGAACTCTTCCAATTGTTTTAGGTGCATTACTCAATCCAATCACTTGGAAAGTATTACTTGCTGCTGGAGCAGGTATTGGATTGACAGAACTTTTTGAGAGAGGATCAGAGAATTTTAATCCTGGTCAGAGAGCCAGAGAAAGAGTAAGAGGAGTTTTGAATAGAGGAAGACGTTATGGAAGTGACTTTGGTCTTGAACAAGTAAGTGTTGGCACTGCAATGCCAGTGAATTCAGCGCTGAGTTCTGGAACTCAAGAGTATTTTAAAATCGGAGACAAATTTTATAAAGCAGGAGATATCAACAAGTTATTAAACTCTCCTACAAATTTCAATGAAGAATTTAAGACATATACCAAAGAAAATGGTCAAATGAAAGAGAGTGGGGCAGAGCAAGTTAACGCTGAAGCAATTAAGGAGCAAAAAGCACTTGCTGGTCTTGTAGGAGATCAAAGAAAACAAATTTTAGGACAACTTACCACTAATAGAATTACTGGTGCATATAAGGAGTATTTTAGAGCAAAGAAAGCACTTGAAGATCAAGATGAAAAAATAAAACAGAGAGAAAAACTTCCATTTACTCAAGTAGCTAATGGTCCAACTAGAGAGGAAGTCCTAAAGAGTATGAGCGTAAAAAGAGATCAACTTGCAAATCAAATGAAATACGCTCAGAATGTCGTCTCTACAATGTATAATCAATTGTCAGGTCAACAAAAAGATCTGCTTCAACAAAAACTTGGAATTAACGCAGATCAATTGTTCCCAGAGTCTTTATCAGAATCTCAGACTGCATATGCGATGAGAGGTGCATTAAATTTCGTTACTGATATGGTTGAAGAACCACTTGGTAATGTTGTTTCAATGATGGAAAATTTCCAGAGTGGTATTGCTGAACAATTTAATGCATTAACTGATACTATCTCTGATTTTGAAATTAACTTTAATGTCAATCCAGTAGTAACTGATGATACCGATCGTCCAGGTGAAGTTCCTGCTGGTGGGGTAGGAATTAATCCCTTTGACATGGAGAATCCTTTCCTACAATTTGCTAAACAGAATTACGTCTTACTTGGAGTAATGTGATATGTTGATAGATTCAAAGACATTTACTGCATTATCAAAGAGTTTAATTGCTGTACGCAAAAATACAGCAGCTATTCGTAAGACTCTACTTAACAATAGAAATACTGCAAAAAAACTACAATCTGACAAACAAAGACAAGAAAAACTGTTAGAGGATCAGAAACGTAAGAACGAACAAGAACAAAATATAGAGAGCAAGAAACAAAGAAGTTCTAGTATTAATACTAAACAATTTTTTGGTAATCCTGCAAAAGCTTTTGAAACACCTGGTGTTGGTAGTGTTTTCTCTAGAATTGTTGCATTCTTTGGATTTACACTTCTTGGGTGGATGCTTAATGCACTTCCAACCATAGTAAGAGCAGTTCAAACGTTTGTAGTAAAGGCAAGAGAATTCATGAAGAAACTGGATGGTTTCTTCGGTGGATTAAAAGATTTTACTAGTAATATTTTTGATGCTGTAAGTAAAGTTTTTGCTAAAGTTACATCCAATACATCACTGGGTGAGGGTGAAGAGAATAAAGTTCGTGATATGCTCAGTGGGATGGTTGAGTCAATAATGAATTTTATCAAAGGTCTACCAGAGAGATTAGGCTCAATGGTAATGGGTCTTGTTGGTATGCATAATGATGCTCAGAATAAAATTAAAAAGGGGATGAAAGAAGATGAGGCTCTTGAGTCATCTGTAAAAGAATATATTAAATTGAGTGGTGGAAGTCCTAGTGAACCAGAGACATCAAGAGCTTCAGTTATTCCAGTTCAACCGTTTGTAGGTTCAAAAGGATTCATTCAGGGTGGTTCTGGATTTGGTAGAGAGGGTGAATATGCTACACACTTCCACCTATCCCCACCTAGTGATGATGCGGATGGATATGAGAAAGCTAGAGCAGTTGCTTTTAAGGCAGTTAGATTAATGCTCGCAAGAGGATCCACAGTTTACTTTGGAAATACGAAAGAGTTTGCTACTTCTAGTTTGTCTGATGCCAAACTCAAGGAAATGATCAGAAGAGAGCAAATTGCTCACACTCAACCAAGAAGAACACGAGGTGGTATTGATATTCAAGAGCAAGAACCAGGAAAACCATTAACAATTCCAGGACAACCAGGAACTGCGAGTGTCTTCCCACTCACCACTGGTGAAATTGTTACTGATGTCAGCAGTAGTGGTGGCAGAATGGCAAAAGTTCTTGGTAGTGGTGGTGTAATGATTGCTCACGGTGCTGCTGGATCTACTGCTAGTGACGGCACACCAGCAAGAATAACATCTCTTGAACGGGAGCAAGAAAGAAGAGCATCCGAGTTAGCAGCAAGATCACCAAGGAGAAGAATTGTGATAGATAGAGAAGTTCCAATTGATGTTTCTAGCATTAAGAGTAGAAATAAAGAGAAATTAAGTGCTATGTCTGCTGCTTCTGAAATTAAAATTGAAGTTGTTAGTATTGACGGAAACGTAACTTCTGGGGGTATGTTTGACTAATGGAAAATCCAGTAACTAGTAGTAAGATTGAAAAGGTTGTAATCCAACCAAGATATAAAAGTGATAAAGAAAAAACAGAGTCTGCAGATTTACCACCAGTTGATCTGACACCATATGTTGCTGAATTTTATTATTACGAGACTCTCTTGTCTCCTAATACAACTGCTACTTTGACTATTATTAATCAAAATCCCAATGTTAAACTCTTAGAAGATGTTGTGATTTTAGGAGGAGAAGAAGTAACCTTTACATTGAGGGATTTTGTCAGTCTCAATAACAAAGATAAGAATGCTGGACTGGTAAAAATGAAGATGTATGTGGAAGTTCCTGACAATAGACAATCTAGTAAGTCTGCTGAAGTTTTCCGATTGAAACTAGAAAGTTCATGGAAGGAAACCTTAGAAAATGCTAGTAAAATTAAAGGTGTGAAATCTGGTAGCACTAGTGCTATTGCAAATGAAGTCTTTAAAGCAAACTTTAATAGAGACATTGAATATCTTGACAAATCATCAAGCACTGCTAATGTAAACTTTGGTGATGAGAAGAAAGATGATACTTTCCCATCAATCATGAGACTGGCAGCTGAATCTGCAAATAAAAAAAGTGCAGGATTTTTCTTCTATCAAACAAAGTTTGGACACCACTTTAAGTCTGTTGATAATTTAATTCTTGAGGGAAAGAGTGGCACTAATTCTGCTATTGATAGAAAACCCTACACATATCAATACAATGGCATAAATCCTGGCATTGAAAATGCTGATCTCTCATCTAGGACTATCATCAATATTACCAAGAAAACAAATAACTGGATTGTTAAAAATCAGAATAGAGCTGATGCATCTCGTCCAGTCAATCCCATTGTCACTGATCCAATCACTTATAATTGGTATGCTGGTGGTCCAACAGTTTATGAAAATAACTTTGAAACTTTTGATCTTGGAAAAGTCAAAGTTGTTGATAATGGTGATTTAAAGAAGTTTGCTTGGGGTGCAACAAAATTGGAAAATTATGGTTTATATTACAGATTACCTGAAGATATTTGTGAAGCTGCAAACAATCCTTTTCAGACAAAAGCACCAGCAAAGGCAAGATACACCAGTTTATTTGGTGAAATGATCAATATGACAGTTCCCTGCAATACTTCTCTAATTGCTGGAAGTTCTGTTAAACTAGACGTTAGAAAAAGACAGGAAGGTCCAGAATGCTCCTTTGAGGATTCAATTATTAAGTCTGACGATGCTGGACTATATATTGTAGCAGCAGTTTGTCATGCATTTGATCGTCAGAAAGCATACTCATCTGTTTTTTTAGTAAGAGATCAAAAAAGAAAAGAGGAAAACTAAATGGAAAACATTGATCAGCATATTCAAAAAGATGAAGATCTTTTGAATGATCCAACAATTTCTCCCCAGTCCCGTAGGCATACTGAGGAAGAATTAGAAGCACTGAAAGCATATAAAGAACATCATCCAGAAGATGATCATGATCCCACTGGACTTGAACTATATTGTGATGCTAACCCAGATGCACTAGAGTGTAGAGTATACGACGATTAATGAATAAATATCCCTCCTATTTTATTGGTCAGGTAGTTGTTGACGAAAAACAAAACGTCAAGCAGGAAGGACATGGTGTAAGATATCGTGTTCGCAGAGTAGGTATTGATGATCCTACCACACCATCAAAAGATTTGAGGATGTTTGACTGTGTTCTTCCTGTAACAGCAGGTGCTGGTGATGGGCAGAAAGCAAGATCTGTAAACCTTTCTGATGGAGATATGGTTGTTGGTCTTCACATTGATGCACCAAAAAATGAAACTGGGTTTATTATTGGAGTTCTTGCAAGAACATCATTGATTAAGTATGATAACTATGTCAAAACTTCTGATCAAACAACAGCATCTGGTGGTGATCAAGGTGGTGAAACAACATTACCAACAAAGATCAATAAAGGAAGTCAAAAATATGAGGATAAGACAGCAAGTTCTGAAGCAGAGAAGACAGCAGTAGAAGAAGTTAAAAAAGGAACTGGTGCCACTGATTCCACAAAGAAGGAAGATCCTAATGCTGATGTTCCCATTGCTCTAAAAGTTAGTGGTGAAGCTCGATTTGTTGTTATTGGTGATGATGGAAAAACTGAATACCAAAGAAGTCTTGAAAGGGTTGGAGAAACACCAGAAAGAGCCGCAGAAATAGCAGCAGAAGCACGAAAGGATTCATTAGGTCAATAAATAATGGCAAGGAGGTAACCTTATAATGGCATCTGCAGCTGCATTATCACTTTGTCCACAGGGTGATTACATTCCATATTTGGATCCAAATAGAGGAGCACAGGACAATGCTTCTAATGGAACTTGTGTAAAACTTGCAAAGTGTGAGACTGATCCTATCAGTGAGATTACCAATACGATCAGGAACTTTTTGAAAGATGCAAAAAAAGTTCTTGCTTTTGCTGGTAATTTGAGAAGTGAGATAAGTGCAGCAGCTGGAATTCTAAAAGATGTCGGTGGTATGCTGGTCGGCTCTTTGATGAATGCATTGACTAATAAATTAAAAAAGTTAATAGAAGAGGGGGTTAAAGCACTTTTAGCATCTACAGGTGGATTAGCATTACCATCAATTATTGCTCTACAACCAGCAGTGCAAGCTCTTATCAAGGGTATTGTTTGCTTAATGAATAAAATTATTGATGGACTATTTGATACTGCTGTTGATCTTCTCTCTAATGTAGTAGGACAAGTTCAAAACTTTGCTGCTTGTGCTGCTGAGCAGTTCTGTGGAGCATTTCTTAATCCAATCATTGATTCTATTGCTGGTGGTGTAACGGCACTTTTAGGACCACTTGAAAAGATCATCTCCCCCGCTTTTAAGATTGTTGATTTCCTCTTAGGTGCTGTTGATGCTATCAGTGCCATTGGTGGATTGTTCCAGTGTAATGAGAAAAAATCTTGCCCAACTGTTACAGGATATTTTGTAGGTGGTGGATATTGCACTGGTGAGGAAGAAGAAGAGTCTAATGTTGATAAAGTTTTAGGTAAATTAAGTATTGCTAAAGGTGCTGCAAACCTTGCTAATGACTTCCAGAGAGATTTTGGTAACTGGGATATCTTTGGTGACGGAACTACTCTTAATGATAGTGGTATTGTAAATGCTAATGGTAGTTGTTACACTGGTAATCCATTAGCATGTGGAGCACCTAAAATAACCATTTTTGGCGGTGGAGGTGCTGGGGCAGCAGGTAAAGCCATTCTTGGTAATATTGTTCAGAACACTGAAGGACTGTCTGACGTTGTTGACAAAGTTGGTAGTGTTGTTGGTGTAGAACTTCTCAATGGTGGTTCTGGATACAATACAGCACCATTTGTTTCTATCACTGATACATGTGGACTTGGATATGGTGGATTTGCAAAAGCAAACATCAATGGTAGAGGAGAAGTTACTTCTATTACTGTTGTTTCCAGTGGACTCATGTATCCAGTCGTTGATGAAATCCCACTTGGTATTGTGGGTGCCGTCATTGAAAATCCAGGATCTAATTATTCTCCAGAAGACACTATTGATGGGTTTGATATTGTTGTAAAAGATGGTCAAATTATAGAACTTAAGATCAATAGAGCAACACCTGTTGATGGTTTACCAGAAATTACGGTAAATACAAAGACTGGTAGTGGTGCTATAATTAGACCAGTTATTAATGCTCTACCAGTGGTAGAGAAACAATTACAACAAGTTATTGACTGTATAGAATAATGTATGCTTTAAGTGAAAAGACAATACAAAAGTTGCATAAATTTAAATTCTGGAATCTATCTCAAAGAAAAATACTAAGTCTATTGGAAGATAGATATAGGTGGCCTATAGAATATTTGGGGGATAAGCAACCAACTATAGAAGTTATTGGTCTTGATAAAAAATTTATTTTTAATGATGATCTTTATTTAAATGTAGCATCGGCAAAAAATTTTTATGATCAAGGTTACACTCTAATAATTTCTAGGGTAAATACCCTTACAAAAGAGATTAGAAATTTTTCTGACACCATATTTGAAGAATTAAATAGACCTTTTGGTATAAATCTTTACATTTCTAAAGGGAAAAAAGTAATTTCATTCCCGCATCATAATCATCATTATGATGTTTTTGTTAAAAATATATCGGGGGAATCTTTATGGATAAATGGAAATAGAAAAGAATATTTGAAGAATCAAAATTATATTAAAATACCAAAATTTCAATATCATCAAGTTATTGAAATAAATAAACCAAAAATATCTTTAACCTGTAATTTAGATTAAAATAATGGCAGAAAAAGAAAAGGATTACGGTCAAAGGGATTTTGATTCTAGGGGTAAATCTTTTAGGATTGATGTCAACAATCCACAAGAAGGTCAATCTGGACCCGAAATGTTTAAGATCACTGGTGAAACACCAGATGGTAAGATTTTTACGCAAAGTCTTGCTGTAAATGGACTTTTAAGAATTACAAATGAAGGAACAACTGAGATTGTTGGTGGTTCTAAGAATGAAGCAGACGGTGTAGATATTAGAATCTATGCTGCAAAAGGTGGTATTGCAATCAATGCTGACAAAGGTAATTTGCAAATCAAAGGAAGGAATATCTTCTTTGAAACTCCTGGTACTTTTAATGTCTTGGCACAGAAGATTCAACTTGGAAACTCTATGACTAGATCCATCAATATTGAGGGTTTTGAGACTCAACTCAAGGCACAGGACGGTAATGTTAAGACAAAGGATGCCAACGGTCTGTTAGATTTCTTCAAATCTCTGCTGGGTCTTGACTTCTGACCCAGACCCTTGCTATAATATGTGGGTAACCGAGACAAGCACATGATCCAGGAAACTGAAGAGTACGTCCAAAGTGTCATGGTTGATGTGTGCTCTCGTTCCTTCAAGTTGTTCAGCAACTTTGGTGATGAACAAAAAATGAACTGTGATACTCCAGACGAGTTCATGGAAGTTCTTTCTTTCGTGAAGTGGATGCTGGAAGATTATGAAGCAGACCTTTATTTCTTAGATCCAGTAACTGTAGAATGAGACCAGAAACTAGGCAAGCAATGGAGATGTTGTTCTCTGCTAAATGGAACTTACCTAAAGCAGCACAACATTGTGGACTAACGAACAAAGAAATGAAGATTACTTTCAATGAATACTGTCACTTCCACCCACCCACCTATCACCATCACAAGTAAAGAACTTGAAGAACACTTTGAGTTCTTGGTTGATCTTTGTCATCGTGAAAACATCACATTCATGTTTGAACACAATAAGAAATGGATGTGTCTTGTTCCTTATGAGGAATACTTAAGTTACGGGGTGTAGCGCAGTTTGGTAGCGCATCCGCTTTGGGAGCGGGAGGTCGCAGGTTCGAATCCTGTCACCCCGATATGGGACGGTGGTGGAAGTGGTAGACACACCAGACTTAAAATCTGTTGAGAGCAATCTCGTGAGGGTTCAAGTCCCTCTCGTCCTATTAAACACAAAAACTATGTGGTCAGACTATTCCGATTATCTCTATCACACATTAAACTTAAATGTCGTTGATGTAGGACATGCGTTAGGTAAGAATGACGCAGTATTAGGTTCTGCTGTATATTCTGGTGATCATATTATAAAGTCAAGGGCAACCGTTATTGAGGATGGTGACACTCACATCTACAATAACATTGTATATCCAAAGACGGGTCAGAATCTTCCATGCTTGGGTATGGATCTGATGTGTTTCTTTGAGAAGAAAGTTATCATCGTATTTGATTTTCAGCACCCAACACCACACTTTGATTGGTACAATCCTTTCATGACTTGTCATCTTGGTGAGATGCTTGATAATACTTCAAAGGACATTAGATTCTTTGAACCTGGTAATCACTTCTCCAGGTACATCTATGTTCGTAAGTGTACTGCTAGTGAGGTTCCCGACCATTTGGAATACTTCAAAAAGTATGTTGATGTCTATAAAAGGTTGTTAGATACAACAAAACCTACTGGTGAAGATACCAGTGTTTACAAGGAGTTTGACAAATATATGCTAGATCTTGATCCCGTTGGTGGATTTATGGAGAGTAAGTTTGGTAAAGAGTTTTCTCATGATTATGTCAGGAACTTCTTATTTTCATATTGCGATTTGTAAGAACTAAATAAATACAGGTTCACTTTTAGAGCATGAAAAAGTTAGCATTGCTCTTTGGTATGGTATTGATGGCGGCACCTGCACATGCCGATCTTATTACAAAACATAGTTCTAGTGTTCAACTGACTGTTGATGCTGCTGCATCTCAGGCAACTCGTCTTGGTTCTACCTATTCGGTAAGTGGTAATAATGTATCTGCTACTCTTGGGGGTCTTACTGCTCCTGCTTCGGCAACTGATGCGGCGACCATGAACTCTGGGACATACACCCAGACAACAGCAGGTAGTGCCTTTTCTTTTACTGAGACATTCAACGGCGGAGACGCAATCCCAACAGGAACGACCGTTTCTAGCGGTGTGGTTGGATCCTTACCCGCATTTGGAAGTGTCACAACAACTAGCGGCGGGGTGGCTGGGTCTCTCGGTGGCAGCATCGATTCTGCTGGCACGATGTCGTTGACTGCTGGTGGTGCTGGTACAAGTGCAACTGGACAGTTTGTTTCTGAGATTACAATTAGATAATAATGGAAGATAATGAAGAATATCATCGGTGCCCTAAGTGTGGGTTTGTTTTGTGTGCTTGTCCCGAGGACTTCACTGGCAGTTCCTGTAGTGCCAAATTTTACACAGGGCTCGATGACTTCCCATACAGAAACA